ATTCTTGATTTTTCGGAAGGCAGCCCGGTGAGGATGAAGGTTGACGGTGACAGTGTGTTTTTTGGTTTTGTGTTCAAGCAACAACGAACCAAAGACCAACTTATCACTGTCACTGCTTATGACCAGTTACGGTATTTCAAGAATAAAGACACCAAAGTATATGAGGGGAAAACAGCTTCACAGTTCATTAGAATGCTTGCAGATGATTATTCATTAAATGTTGGAATATTGGAAAACACTGGGTACACTATAGCGTCAAGGGTTGAAGAAAATACATCCCTTTTTGAAATGATTGAAAATGCCCTTGACCTGACCTTGACCAATAACGGGGAAATGTTCATTCTATATGATGATTTTGGAAAGCTGACCCTGAAAGCATTGTCATCCATGTATGTCGGCAGTCCGGGAGCATACCTGATGATTGATGAAGAAACAGGTGAAAACTTTGACTATATATCATCCATAGATGACAACACCTATAACAGAATAAAATTAACCTATGACAATGAAGATACAGGTTACAGGGATGTGTACATTGCACAGGATTCTTCCAATATCAACAAATGGGGAATCTTGCAGTATTTTGACACCTTGCAGAAAGGTGAGAACGGACAGGCAAAAGCGGATGCACTGCTTTCCCTGTATAACAAAAAGACTCGCAACCTGAAAATCTCAAATGCTATCGGAGATAACCGGGTAAGGGCGGGAAGTATGGTTGTAATAAACCTTGATTTGGGTGACGTGAAACTGAAAAACTTCATGCTTGTAGAGAAATGTAGACACACCTACAAAGAAAATGAACACTGGATGGATTTAACATTACGAGGGGGTGAATTTGTTGCCTGATGCAGTTGAATTTGTAAAGACCATGAAAAAAGCAGCGGTTGAAGCAGTGGAAGCAACCAAACCAGTATATGTATACTTTGGTGAAGTAATATCTGCATCACCGCTTAAAATCAACGTGGAACAGAAAATGATACTTGGTGAAGCCCAACTTATTCTTTCAAGGAATGTGACAGATTATAGAACCATGGTCACGGTGGACTGGTCAACAGAAAGTTCACTGGAAACCCATTCACATTCTTTGAGCGGTAACACTGACAATGGTGGTGAACCTTCCCATGCTCACGCATTGAGTGGGGACACAAGCAGTACATCACTGGCACATACCCATGCAATCACAGGAAAAAAAGAAATTACCGTGCATAACGGCTTGGTTGGCGGTGATGAAGTTATCCTGATAAGACAGCAAGAAGGGCAGAAATTCATTGTATGGGATAGGATTGGATGATACCATCAACTGTTGGCTTTTTAAGCCAAGATTTTGAAATTGAAGAACAACCAAGCAAAGTATATAAAATGGATTTAAGAACAGACGGCGATTCTGTCCGGGGTTTTACTGATGGAATAGAAGCCATGAAACAGGCAGTATTCAGGACATTGAGTACTGAACGGTATCAGTACATCATCTATCCTTGGTATTACGGCATTGAAACCCTTGACCTATACGGTGAGCCAATCACCTATGTATGCCCGGAACTGGAACGGAGAATCACAGAGGCATTACTTGTTGATTCACGGATTATCAGTGTGACAGATTTTGAACATGACACTGCTGTGAAAGGTGTTGTACACACATCCTTCACAGTGCACACCATTTTTGGTGATTTTAAAGAAAATAAGGGGGTGAATATCTAGTGTATGAGGAACAGAACTATGATGTGATTTTACAGCGGATGCTTGACCGGGTATCAGATAAACTTGATAAACGTCCCAGCTCTCTAATCTTTGATACTCATAGTTCAACCGCTGTTGAACTACAAAACCTATACATTGAACTTGAATATCTAATCCTTAATTCATACGGTGATACGGCTGCAAGGGAATTTCTTATTTTATTGTGTAAGGAAAGGGGGATTACCCCAGAACTGGCAACAAATGCGGTGCTGAAAGGTGAGTTCACCCCCACAACGATTGATTTGACTGGTCAGAAGTTCAATATCGGTGATTTGAACTATGTTGTGACAGGGCAGATTGTACCGGGACAGTATCAGGTGAAGTGTGAAACAGTCGGTATTATTGGAAATCAGTATTTGGGGGATATGATTCCCATGGAGTACATTGATGGACTGAAAACTGCAACCCTTACTGAAATACTGATACCGGGTGAAGATGAAGAAGATACCGAAGTGTTAAGAAAGCGGTATTTTGACAGCTTCAACGCACAGGCATTTGGTGGCAACCGCGCAGATTATCTTGCCAAGGTCAAAAGTATAGATGGTGTTGGTGATGTTAAAGTCACAAGAGCATGGAATGGCGACATTCGTCCGGCTGATATGATACCCAGTGAAAAAATCACCGCATGGTATAATTCTGTTATCAGCGAACTGGATGCAGAGGTTGCAGTATGGCTTTCTAGCGTTTATATGGCTTCATATGAGCGCAAATTGACTGTAGGTGGAACTGTTCTGCTTACGGTGGTAAATTCTGAATTTGGGGGAGCAAGCACCGTCTTACTTGACAATATCCAGACCATTATTGACCCGCTACAGAATGCCGGGGAAGGTTACGGACTTGCTCCTATCGGTCATTTGGTCAATGTGAAAAGTGCCGAACCTGTCACCGTGGATGTAAAAACCACTATTACCTTTGAAACAGGATATAGTTGGTCAAACCTTCAAAGTTCCATTGATACCGCAATTTCCAATTACCTACTGGAATTAAGAAAAACATGGGCTGAATCGGAATATCTGATTGTCAGAGTTAGCGGGGTCGAAACTAAACTAATGGGTATTAAAGGTATTGTGGATATAGCCAACACGGCAATCAATGGTTCAGCGGACAATCTAACCTTGACCAAATATCAGATTCCGGTTATTGGGGGTGTGTCAGGATGATAAGAGAAGTTGACCTTGTATCGTATTTACCGCCGTATATGCAAACTTACAAGGAACCTGTTGCTGCACTGGAAGCTGAAAATCCTGAGTTTGACCTGATATGGAAAGCAGTAGAAAAGATACATTACAACAGATTCGTCTTATCTGCTGATGAATACGGTATTTCAAGATTTGAGAAGATGCTTGGAATTTTTCCTTCCGTCAGTGACACACCTGAGTTAAGAAAAGAAAGAATTTTAATCAGAATAAATGAGCAATTGCCATTTACGCTGAAAAGTTTAATAAACTATCTGCTGGCTATTTTTGGCGATAACATTGTAATTAACTTGGATGTAGACAGGTACACATTAACTGTCAGGTCAAAAATGTCTATCAAAAATGCTGCATCTGATATTGCAGCAATGCTAATGCGGGTTTGCCCTGAAAACATTGTTATTGACCTTCAAATACTAAACACTCACCAACATTTGAGTGAATTTACACACGGAAACCTGAGTGGTTTCACTCACGAACAATTACGAAGCGAAGAAATAAAAGTCAATCGTAGTTTCTTCCGGCTAACACTGGAATCATAATAAAAAAGGAGTAATGTTATATGGCAAGTTTTTTAAATGTAATCTTAGATACTATAGCCCCGGCAGGTGTATCACTAAAAATTAATGATGGTACGGCATATGCTGTGAGCACTGCGGTAACATTAACAATCGGAACATCTGACACCCCTGTAACCGGATACCAGATGAAAATATGGGGTATATCCACAGCAACGACAGAAGCGGCAGCATCATGGGAAACATTTGCTACGTCAAAATCTGTTACACTTCCTACTGGTGACGGAACAAAAATAGTATATATTAAAGTACGGGATTCTGTGTTAAATGAAAGTGCTTCCGTCAGTGCTTCCGTCATTCTGGATACAACCGTACCTATCGTAACTATAACCGGTCCTGATGTAAGTACTATATCAAAGGCAGCCGGTGCTAACACGGCTGCTTTTTCATTCCAGGTGGGTGAAATCTTTACGGAATATAAGGTTAAAGTAGTACCCAATACATCTTCCTTGCAAGATGCGGGTACACAAATTCCTGCAACGGCAGGCTCTACAAATATGTCAGGTACGAATGCTACCGGATATCCTGCAAATACTGCAATTAACTGTACTATGAATGGTACTGATTTGCAGACAGCATCTGCTTCAGATGGGACAAAAATTATTAAAGTATTTGTAAAGGATGTGGCGGGGAATTGGAGTGTGGTATAAGTGGCATTATCAAATGCATTAAATTTTTACACGCATGAGCAGCTTAAATCCTATACACATAGTACATTAGCAGGGACACTACATTTTAGTGTCCTTGTTGCTGTCACAGGGTCAAGAGATAGAATAAGTGCCAAATCTACAGTTAATGCGGTGGATGTGGCATTTACCTCTACTTCTGCCATTGATAAATGGGAGTGCCGGGCAACGTTTGCAGGTCAGACCTCTGGTGTAGGTATAGGATTATTGATTGGGAGCGGTAATGCAGTAGTATCCGGTATAGAAACAAAGTTTAGTGTGCCTTACTCTGCTTTGACACTTGGTGACGGTACTTACAAAATCAGTATGTATGTGCAAAAAGATGACATATGGTATGGAGGATAATATGGCTACAAAAACAAAAAATTTAGGATTAACAAAACCAGACCCGGGGGAGTTTTACGATGTTATTGACTCTAACGGAAACATGGACATAATTGATGAAAATATCACTGCTCATTTAGCGGATAAAAGCAATCCCCACAGCGTTACAAAATCTGATGTGGGGCTGGGTAATGTAAGTAATACCAGTGATTCAAATAAACCTGTATCAACGGCACAACAGACAGCAATAGATGCTGCTTACCAGCAATCAACAGGATACACGGATACCAAGATAGCAAATTTAATTAACGGCGCGCCGCAAACACTGGATACATTGAAAGAAGTGGCAGATGCTATACAACAGAATGAAAGTGTTGTTACTGCCTTGGATAGTGCCGTAGGAAAAAAAGCAAATCAGGCAGAACTGGACACACATACTAATAATTCCACGATTCATATAACGAGTACAGAAAGGACAAAATGGAACGCAAAGCAGGACGCTATGACGGTGGATAGTGCATTAAGTAGCACTAGTACTAACCCAGTACAAAACAAGGCGGTCAATGCTGCTCTTACATCACTAAACACCGATTTAGTTGCTGTAAAC